AATATACAATCACTATGGAAGTTTGGTGCTGAACTTCTAATACAAGAATATTTAGGAATGCAATATGATGTTAGAACTATTGTAGTAGATGGTGTAATTATTGCCTCTACTAAAAGAGTAAGACCAAAAGAAGATTTTCGTTCTAATAGACATAGAGGAGCAGAAACATTTCCTTACAAACTTTCTGATGATGAAAAAGAATCAATACTAAATGCATATCGTTCTACAGGTGCATACATGGTTGGAGTAGACCACACAATCGTAAATGGTAAAACATATATTTTAGAATGTAATGGTTCACCTGGTATCGGTTCTAACTTTGGAAATGGTGATGGTAAATTAACAACCAATGAAAGACTAATTGAAAAAGTAGTAACTCATATTTCAAAAGTTAAAAGTAGATTTGTAGGTTCAACACAAGTTGCTGGATATGTAGAGAGATTAGAGATAGTAGGACTTGGGCCATACCGTGCTAAGTTTGATACAGGTAATGGAACTAAAGCATCCATGTTTCATGTAGACAAATTAGAAATAAAAGGTAAGATTGCTAAATGGGAAAGAGGTGGTAAAAAATTTACTAACAATATTATTGGTGTATCTAAACCTGTTCATGTAGACCAGATAGACAAAAGACCAATCGTATTAGTAGATATAAAATTTAATAACAAATTATATAAAGATGTTCCAATAGGATTAACCACAAGAGATTCTAAAAGTACATTTTTAATTAATAGGGAATTACTCACTAGATTAAAAGTTGCAGTAAACCCCGACAGGAAATTCGTTCTATCTAGTTATATAGAGCGAGGTGATAACAATGATGAAGACTATAGGGACCCAAGATGATAAATGCACTTAGAAAAAAATATGAAGCAGAAGTTGCTGCTGCCAAAGCTAACATTGATGTTTATATAAACAATCCTGTTGGTATAGGTGAACACCCAGATTTAGTTGGAGCAATGGATTTAGAAATGACCAAGTTGGCAGATGCGTCTGATAAACTTGCAACATTGAATTCATTCTACCCAGAAACCGCAGAAGAATTTTTAAAAGAAGAAAACAAATAAACATTGACAAAACTTGTTGAGCCAGATATACTGGCACATATATTATGAACTTTTATACAAATGTAACACCATGGGGTAATACCCTGCTTGTCAGAGAGTATGTAAATGGAGAAAGGATTAATCGAAAGGTTAAGTATTCCCCTACACTATTCTGTAAAGTAATCAAAGAAACTAAACATAAAACTTTAGATGGTCAATATGTTACACCTGTAAAACATAATACAATCAAAGAAGCAAAAGAATGGTTAAAGTCTTATGAAGACCAACCACATCTTATTTTTGGTAATACTACATTTCAATATAACTATATTGCTGATGAATATCCTAATCATGTAAAGTGGGATGTTGATAAAATTCTTATTGTAACGATTGATATAGAAGTTGCATGTGAAAATGGTTTTCCAAACCCAGAAGATGCAATTGAACCTTTACTATCAATCACAATTAAGAATCATCAAAACAAACAAATATTAGTTTGGGGTACAGGTGAATATAAAAACACAAGAGAAGATGTCACTTATGTTAAATGTAAAAATGAAAAAGAATTGATACAAGAGTTTTTATCTTTTTGGCAAAAGAATCAACCAGATATTATTACAGGTTGGAACACAGAATTTTTTGATATACCATATGTTTGTAATCGTATTAAAAATTTATATGATGAAAATGAAGTGAATAGATTATCACCATGGGGTAATGTATCAGGTAGAGAAATTTATCAAATGGGTAGAAAACATCAAGTCTATGATATACAAGGTGTATCACATTTAGATTATTATGATTTGTATAGGAAGTTTACATATACCAATCGTGAGAGTTATAGACTTGACCATATTGCCCATGTTGAACTCGGTGAGAGTAAAGATGATAATCCATACGAAACATTCCGAGAATGGTACTTAAAGGACTTCCAATCGTTTATTGACTACAATATACAAGATGTAGAAATCGTTGATAGACTAGAAGATAAAATGAGATTGATTGAACTATGTCTGACTATGGCTTATGATGCCAAGGTTAATTATATGGATGTACTTGGTTCAGTTAAATATTGGGATATACTAATCTATAATGAACTTAGAAAAAAGAATATAGTTATTCCACAAAAAGTAAATCAAACTAAATCTGAAAAGTTTGAAGGTGCATATGTAAAAGACCCACAAGTCGGTTTACATAATTGGGTTATGTCTTTTGATTTAAATTCACTATACCCACATCTGATTATGCAATATAATATTTCACCAGAAACATTAGTTGCAAATGAAAAAGTTAAAAACATGTCTGTTGAGAAAATGCTAAATAAAAGTGTAGATACATCTGTTTTAAAAGATGCGACTATGACACCAAATGGTGCTTTGTTTAAAACAACTCAAAAAGGATTTCTACCTGAACTCATGCAAAAGATGTATGATGACAGAGTAAAATTCAAACAGTTAATGTTGGAGGCAAAAAAAGATTATGAAAGAACTAAAGACCCAAAACTTAAAAAAACAATCGCCAAATTTAATAATATCCAAATGGCCAAAAAGATTTCTCTTAATAGTGCGTATGGTGCTATTGGTAATAACTGGTTTAGGTATTATAATATTTTGGTTGCTGAAGCAATTACTACCAGTGGTCAATTTGCTATTAGATATATTGAACATTCTCTTAACGGGTATCTTAATAAAATACTTGAAACCAATGGAGAGGATTACATTATTGCATCAGATACGGACTCGGTGTATATTTGTTTTGACAAACTTGTCAGCAAAGTATTCAAAGGAGAACAAGATAAAAGAAAAATCGTTGACTTCTTGGACAAGGTCGCTACAGATAAAATCGAACCTTTTATTGATAAGTCTTATCAAGAACTTGCTGAATATGTAAATGCCTATGAACAAAAGATGCAGATGAAAAGAGAAGTGATTGCAGACAAAGGTATTTGGGTTGCAAAGAAAAGATATATTTTAAATACACATGATGTTGAAGGTGTTCGTTATAAAGAACCTAAATTAAAAATTATGGGTGTTGAGGCTGTGAAATCATCAACCCCTGCACCTTGTCGTGAAAAAATTAAACAAGCATTAAAAATTATAATGAATGAAGATTCAAAAGTGCTAAATAGTTTTATACAAGAGTTTAGAAAAGAATTTATGACACTAAACCCAGAACTAGTTGCGTATCCACGCTCTGTAAATGGATTAAACAAATGGACTGAATCACATAATCTATTTAAGAAAGGAGCACCGATACATTGTAAAGGTGCAATATTATATAATCATCTTTTAAAGGAGAAAAAATTACAAGGTAAGTATCCTTTTATACAAGAAGGTGATAAGATTAAATTTTTACATATGAAAATACCAAACACATATCAATCAACATCTATATCATTTATGACTAAGTTACCAAAAGAATTAAACTTACACAGTATAGTAGATTATGATATGCAATTTGAAAAGTCATTTATAGAACCATTAAAATTTATTACAGGTATTATACAATGGCAGATAGATGGTAGTTATGGAACACAAGGAACACTAGAGGAGTTTTTCTAATGGCAGGAAAAGGAGATAAGAGAAGACCAATGAAAGTGCCACAAGATGACTACGCAAAAAATTGGGATAGAATATTTAAAAAGAAAAAGAAAGAAAAAAAATGAAATACAAACCATATAATTTAAAAGATGTTGTTAAGGCTTCTGAACAAGAAAAGTTTACAGTAGTATCTACCTTTGCTGGTGGCGGTGGTAGTTCCACAGGTTATCGTTTGGCTGGTGGTAAGATATTATGTGTGAATGAATTCGTTGAACAAGCCATAAACACATATAAAGAAAACTACCCAGACACACCTGTACTACCAGATGATATAAAAAAACTTACTGCAGAAGATTTTAACAAGTATGGTGACATAGATATCTTTGATGGTTCACCACCATGTTCAGCATTCTCTGTATCTGGTGCAATGGTACAAGGCGGACACTCTAAAGGTTGGGGTCAAACTAAGAACTATTCTGATGGTAAGAAGATTGAGAATATAGAAGATTTATTTTTTGAGTTTTTAAGAGTTGCAAAAGATTTAAGACCTAAAGTTATTGTTGCAGAAAATGTAAAAGGATTAACTGTAGGAGAGGCAAAAAAATATTATTATAAGATTACAAATACATTTGAAGAAATAGGATATGATGTATCATCTAAAGTTTTAAATTCTGTTCACTATGGTGTTCCACAAACTAGACAAAGAACTATCTTTATTGCTGTTCGTGAAGATATAACTTCAGCAATAGGATTAACATTTATGAATATTGCTAGTATCTTCCCAGATGAAAGTAAAGATGTAGTTACATTAGAAGATTGTTTAAGTGATGTAGAAGTAGATAGAAAAGAAGCAGATGAACTAACAGAAAAATTTAAAAATAAATCTCACTATGAAACTTGGTTGAAAATGCCAGATGACCCAGACAAGGTTGAAACAGGTTG